GGAAACCGGGGTTGAAGGCCCCCGCGCCGGAGCCTAAAACAGAAAAAGATGCCAAGCGCCGAAAGTCCTTCTGCTCTCGTATGGAGGGCATGAAGAGTAAACTGACCTCAGCTAAGACCGCGAAAGATCCTAACAGCCGGATTAACAAGTCCCTGCGGGCGTGGAACTGCTGATATGCGTTCAGAATATATGGACGGCGTGAAATATACTGTTGATGCGCTCTCGGTCGCCACAGTAGTTGGAGCGCTGACAGATATGCTACCTGAGATCGCAGCACTGTTTACTATTGTCTGGACGGGGATTCGTATCTACGAAACTGATACTATCCAGAAGATCTTCGGCAAAAAGGGCAAGAAGTCCGATGCCGAGTAGTAGCGCTGAACAGCACCGTTTTATGGCGGCTGTAGCGAATAACCCGAAGTTCGCTAAACGCGTAGGCGTTCCTACGTCAGTAGGCGAGGACTTCATGAAGGCCGATAAGGGCAAAAAATTTCGTGAGGGCGGTAACGTGAAGATGAGTAAGGCTGATCTGATGAAACTGGGTCGGCAAGAGATGAAAGAGCACAAAGAAGAACTGAAAGATCACTCGGAAGCGCATAAAGCTATGGAAGAGATGGGATATGCCAAGGGTGGCGGTGTTGAGTCCAAGGGCAAGACCGAGGGCAGGACGGTCCGTATGGCGATGGGCGGCGGGGTTCGTGGCGGCGGCTGCGAATCCAAGGGCCAGACTCGCGGCAGGTTCGTCTGACTTAGGCCACTGTCATGATGCCATCTCGCGGCATGGGCGCTATCCGCCCCCAGAAAGTTCCTCGCGCGGTACGTCGCGGGGACGACGAGCCGGTGAAAAAGATGGCTAAGGGCGGCACTGCTAAGTCCAAGGTCAACGCCGCTGGTAACTACACCAAGCCCGGTATGAGAAAGGCCCTGTTCGAGCAGATAAAGAACAGCGCAGTTCAAGGTACTGGGGCGGGACAGTGGAGCGCTCGAAAGGCGCAGTTGCTTGCTAAGCGTTACAAGGAAGCGGGTGGAGGGTACCTAGCTTGAAGGCCCCACAAAAATCCTTGAAGGCGTGGACAGAGCAGAAGTGGCGCACCAAGTCCGGTAAGCCTTCCAGCGAAACGGGCGAACGGTATTTGCCTGAAGCGGCGATTAAAGCCCTCACTCCCGCTGAATACGCTCGTACGACCGCCGCGAAAAGGAAGGGAAAAGCCGCTGGCAAGCAGTTCGTCAAGCAGCCGAAGGCCGTAGCGCAGAAGACGCGGGCCTATAGAAACCAAGGTAGATAATGCCCACCTACAAGACATCCGCTACTAACGAGTTCAACCTTGACCTGAATAGCGTCATTGAGGAAGCGTTTGAGCGTTGTGGGGCTGAGCTGCATTCCGGCTACGATTTCCGTACCGCTCGGCGCAGTCTCAATCTACTGCTGATGGACTGGGCTAACCGAGGCATCAACCTCTGGACCGTAGAAGAAGGTCAGCAGGTACTCACGTATAACCAGTCTACGTATGATCTGCCCGTTGATACGGTCGATCTTCTGGACCACGTAATCCGCACTGGGACGGGTCAGAATCAGATCGACATCAACATCACTCGGATTTCCGGTAGCGTTTACTCAAGTATCCCGAACAAGAATGCGACGGGTCGCCCGATCCAAGTGTGGGTGAACCGTCAGGGCGGTACGACCAACTCCGCTAACGTGGTTCAGTACCCCCAGTACGTTATCTGGCCTACCCCGGATAACAGCACGACCTACACCTTTGTGTACTGGCGCTTGCGGCGTATGCAAGACGCCGGGGATGGCGTGAACGGGCAGGATGTACCGTTCCGTATGCTGCCCGCACTTGTGTCGGGGCTTTCTTACTATCTGGCGATGAAGCTACCGGGCGCAGACGTCCGGCTCCCCATGCTCAAAGCCGTTTACGACGAGCAGTGGCAGATTGCATCAGAGGAAGACAGGGACAAGTCTTCGCTTAGACTCGTCCCACGGATGTCTTTTTCGAGGTAACGGCTTATGGCTGGCAGTCGTTATGCTTCCGGTAAAAACTCGATTGCGGAGTGTGACCGCTGCGGGTTCCGGTATAAGCTCGGCCAGCTCAAGACATTGGTTATCAAGACCAAGAATGTTAACATCAAAGTATGTCCCGAATGCTGGGAAGAAGATCATCCTCAGCTTCAGCTGGGTATGTATCCGGTTGATGACCCGCAGGCTGTAGAAGGCCCGCGACCAGACACTAGCTACTACGCACCGGGAAATGATGGAGCAGGTGGAAGCAGGCAGATCTACTGGGGATGGAACCCGGTGGGATATGATCCGCCAGCAAATGTCAGTAATACGCTTTATGGCGTTGCTCGCGTTGGTAGTGTTACTGTCGCTATTTCGTAGAGGTGGACACGATGATCAAAGACGTACCGGTTGAGAATGCTCGTGGTTCGGGCTATCCGCAGACGGATATCAACAAGGCGGGCGTGCTTATCAAAGGGCGTTGGATTGCTGGTACCGGTATGAAGCAGCACGCAGATATGCGTGGCTACGGTGCGGCGACTAAAGGGCGTAAGTTCCTCACCAATCCGGGCGACTCTAACCGCTGATGACAATCACATACGCAGTCGGGGTAAATTCCCCGACAAATCTTTGGCAGATGGTGCAGGACTACACGGAGAACACCGAGTCTTCGTTCGTCTCCTACATCCCCACGTTTATACAAACAGCCGAAGAGCGTATCTACAACACCATCCAGATTCCTGCCCTTCGTAAGACGGCTACTGGTACGCTTACCCTTAATAATCAGTACCTTACGTTGCCAACTGATTGGTTGGGGACGTTTTCGCTCCAGCTCATATATCCAAGCGGAGTCGGCACGTTTCTACTGAACAAAGACGCTGAATACATGCGGGAAGCATTTCCCGACGCGACTGTTACCGGTACGCCGACTCACTACGGTCAGTTCGACCAGAATACGCTGGTCCTTGGTCCTACGCCGGATCAGAACTACACCGCGCAGCTGTCGTATTACTACTACCCCGCGTCTATCGTGACGGCGGGCACGTCTTGGCTTGGCGATAACGTCCAGAACGTGCTGCTGTACGGCACTTTGCGGGAAGCCTACCTTTACCTGAAGGGTGAAGAAGACCTGATCAACTACTACGAGCAGAAGTATCAGGAAGGCATTGCGCTGCTCAAAGTGCTGGGCGAAGGCAAGAACCGCCGTGACGTCTACCGTAGCGGTCAGAATAGAGTGCCTGTTACATGACTGGTATCGTTCAGTCCATGACCAACTCGTTCAAGTCGGAAGTCTTGAGCGCGCAGCATAATTTCAGCACGTCATCCAGAACCATTACTGGACAAGACGTGTTCAAGATCGCGCTTTATTCGATAGCGAACGGAGCCGACATTGATGCCACTACCACTGCGTACACTACGACCGGCGAAGTAACCGGAGCGGGCTATACCGCTGGCGGGCAGACACTGACCGTTACGCAGGTGCCGACGACTAGCGGGCTACCCTCCACCACGGCGTACATCAACTTCGCCAATATTTCGTGGGGTTCAGCCAATTTCAGCGCTGACGGTGCTCTGATCTATAACAGTACCAATGGAAACAAGTCCGTAGCTGTGCTAAGTTTCGGTTCGACAAAGACTGTATCTGTTGGTACATTCACGATTCAGTTCCCCGCCGCCGGTACAGGCAGCGCAATAGTACAGATTGAGTGATAAGTGAGCAGCAAGTCATCTAAAGATGGGTATCTGTTGATCGACCATAGGGCGTCTCATTTGCCCGTGCCCGAATCGACACTGCATCAGGTCGGACTCCCAAAAGAAGCTGGGAGGGGCCTGTTTGAAACGTCCACCTATACTTGCTCTCATTGTCAGACGGTCGTGATTATGAACCCCGCTCGCAAACGCGATCGGGGGTACTGCAGAGGGTGCGACAGCTATATTTGTGACCCCTGCACAGAGATACGGGCTAAAACTTTTGAATGTAAAACCGCAAGGCAAATTCAAGACGAATTTCTTGCTAAATCGGAAAAACAGGGCTCTATTATAGTCCCTAGAGGAGTCATATAATGGCTAAATATACTGGCGTGTATTCAAGCGTTACGCTCAGCGCCACCGCAGACGGGTCTAACCTCGCTAATAGCACCTACCCGTTCTACCTTCGTGGCGGCTCCTCTACTCAGCGAGTGCAGATCTCAGAGGTCTACATCGGCGGCGAAGCTACCTCCGCCTCTAGCGTAGGCGTTATGGTTCTTGGTCGAGACTCCACAGTCGCATCGGGTACGGTCGGCGGGTCATATCAAAGTTTGACTGACGCAGCTGCCACTGCTCCCGGCACTACAGCGGTTTTCGGTAACACCGCTGGTACTACCGTACCTGTACGGTCGTCCACAGGACACCTGCTCCGTTTGTCGTTCAACGCTTATGGCGGTATCGTGCGTTGGGTGGCTTCGCCTGATCAGATGATTACCGTTGTCGGCAACACTGGAAGCCTTAGCGAAGTGTCGCTGTCCGCATTCACCGGTACTACGGCTAGTACTACCATTGCGTCGGGCCATACTCTTTTTGAAGTTGTATAAGCCTATGCTGGCAAGGTAACCCGTTCCAGCAGGAGCGGGTTACACCATTTAAGGGGCGAACATGCCCTCACCGCTTGCGCGTCCTATCGGGCTATGTTTTCTGACCTCATCTAGCTCGTATGCGCAGTTTGAGCGGCTATGACCATTACTTCTGGGTGGGGCACTAACGGTTGGGGTGCTGGTGGCTGGGGCACAGCTACTGGTCCGTTTAACCAGCAGGACTGGCCTACTCCTCCGCCTAAGAGATATCCACGGCCGGAAGTCGGGCGGAATAACACAGCGAAGCCGCCTCCCCGACCGCCTTTTTATAACGATGATTGGCCCAATCCGCCACCGAAGAGTTGGCCTACTCCGTCGTGGGAAGACAGTCTCCGCCAGATAAATTTACGGGCACCGTTTAGCCAGCCCAATTGGCCTACTCCTCCGCCTAAGAGATATCCACAGCCGGAAGTCGGACGGAACAACACGGCAAAGCCGCCGCTTCCTAATCCGATTCCTATCTC